GACAAAGTTGAAACTGCAATGAGTGAATCCGCAACAACCCTGAAAAAAGATATTGGAAAAGATTCACCAAAGAAAAGACCATCCTATGCAAAAGGGTGGAGAATCAAAAAGACCCCAAAGAAATTGGTTGTGTACAACAAGACAGATGGAAGTTTGACACATCTTTTGGAACATGGGCATGTGATGAGAAATGGTGACAGGAATGCAGGGAAACCACACATCCGACCACATGAAGAAAGAGTGATCAGGGATTATCTGAAAAAGATTGAAAGGGCAATTGAAAGATGAACCTAATTGAATTAAAAGAAATTTTAATGGCAACAGGATATCCTGTTGCCTATTTGCGATTTTATGAAACTGAAAATCAACCATTGCCCCAACCACCTTTCATTGTGTATTTATCTGCCTATTCATCTAATTTCATGGCAGATAATGTGGTGCATAAAGAAATTGATAATGTACAGATTGAACTTTATACAGATAAAAAAGATCAGGTTGCAGAAAATAAGGTGGCAACAGTCTTGAATGAAAATGAAATCCCTTATCAAACAACAGAAACATTTATTGAATCCGAAAATCTATATCAAAAAATATATGAAGTGAGGTTGTTCTAGTTATGGCAGATAACAAAGTTGTATATGGTTTAAAAAATGTTCATTATGCAGTAATCACACAAGATGTTGAAACAGGTGGGGATATTTACGGAACACCAATTGCATTGAAAGGTGCCACAGAAATTTCTTTGGAACCAAAGGGTGAAACATCTGATTTCTATGCAGATGATATGTTGTATTATACGACAACAACAAATGCAGGTTATGAATGCACATTGACCCTTGCAAACATCACCAATGAGTTCAGACAAAATGTTCTTGGTGAAGACCTTGAAACATTAAACAAAATCATGACAGAAAACACAAACCAAAGAACAAACAAAATTGCATTCATGTTTGAATTTGATGGTGATCAAAAAGCAATTAGACATTGTTTATATAATTGCACTGTCACAAGACCAAGTTTGACAAGTGCAACCAAAACTGAAACTGCAGAACCACAACCACAAGAATTGACATTGGTTTCTGCACCAAGGGAAGATGGTGTGGTAAAAAGATCAACAACAGTGGACACACCATCAAATATTTATGATGCATGGTATAACACAGTGTATGAACCTGCAGTGGTTTAAAAAAGGATGATATGAATGGAAAAAATTATTGAAATTGATGGGAAAAAAGTGGGATTCAAAACAAATGGTGCAACACCTTTGAGATATAAAGCACAATTTGGGAAAGATTATTTCAAAGAACTTATAAAACTTGCCCCCTTGGAATCTTTGATGGGAAAGAAAAAAAAAGAAGTGACATTTCAAGATTTGGATGCATTAGATTTTGAAGTGTTTTACAACATTTCTTGGATAATGGCAAAAACATATGACCCAACCATTCCTGAACCTTTGGAATGGTTGGAACAATTTGATGAATATCCAATTGCAGATGTGATTCCACAATTGCAAGAATTGATGGCATCATCTTTTCAAACGACAAAAAAAAAATAAGAACTGAAAACAATGACAATGGTGAATCAATCACAACAGAATTGTTTCAGGTTCTTGCTTATGCATCAGGATTGAAACTTGATGATCTGCAGATCATGACAGTGGGAATGGTTCTTGATTATATCCAAGAATATGTTGATCATCACAATCCTAAAAAGAATAAGAAACCGAGAAAAGCAACCCAACAAGATTTTGATGCATTCTAGGGGGTGAATATATGGCAGGGGATAGAATAAAAGGCATTACTGTCACCATTGGTGGTGATACACAAGGATTGGACAAAGCATTGAAAGGTGTCAATGCACAAAGTTCCAAACTGCAAAGGGAATTGAATGATGTTCAAAAACTGTTGAAATTTGACCCCAACAATATTGAACTTGTTGCCCAAAGACAAAAACTGTTGAATGATCAGATTGAAAATTCATCAAAGAAATTGCAACAACTGAAAAGTGTAGAGGCAGAAGTTCAACAGACATTTCAAAGAGGTGGAATGAAAGTTGAACAATATAGAGCATTCCAAAGGGAACTTGCAGATACACAATCCTATTTAAGAAACACAGAAAATGCCCTGAATGATTTACAACAAGAACAAAACGACATCCAAAAATCAACCCAAGAAATGCAAAGATTGTTTGAAGTGACAGGAACATCCCTTGATGATTTTGCAGATGCCATTGGCACAAGAACTGTCCGAGCAATTCAACAAGGCACTGCATCCGCAAAAGATTTGGAAAGAGCATTTGAAAGAATTTCAAGGGAAACTGTTGGAACAACTGCAGATATTGGTGAGGTTCGTCAGGCATTGCAAAGACTTGAATCAGGTGAATCATCCATCCGTAATGTCAGAAGGGAACTTCAAAGGATGGGTGATGATGCAGATGAAACCAAGGGCAAAATCAATGACCTTGGTGGAGAATTGACAGGAATGGTTGCAGGTATAGGTGCAGGAATGGGAATTGGTGCAATCTTTGAAAAGGCAATGGACATTTCCGATCTTGACACCACCATTGAAATTTCAATGGATATCCCTGATGAATCCAAACAGGCAGTAAAAGATTCAATCAAAACTGTTGGTGGATATATTGATGATAATGAAACTGCACTTGCAGGTGTAAGAAAACAATTTCAATTGAATGCAGATTTGACAGATGCAGAAAATCAAAAGATTGTCAAAGGTGCAGGAACCATTTCAAAAGCATATGCAGAAGTTGATTTCAATGAGTTAATTCAGGAATCATATGAGATGGGCAAAAGTATGGGAATGACACAAGAACAGGCACTTGGAATGACAAAAACCCTGTTGGATATTGGATTCCCACCAGATCAATTGGATATTATTTCTGAATATGGAAACCAATTGCACATGGCAGGATACACTGCAGAAGAAATTCAAGGCATCTTTGCAAGTGGAATTGACACAGGTTCTTGGAACATTGACAACTTGATGGATGGATTGAAAGAAGGAAGAATCAAACTTGCAGAATTTGGTGCAGAAGTTCCAAAGGCAATTCAAGAAACCTTGAAAGGAACAGATATTTCTGCAAAGCAAGTTCAAGCATGGGGAACTGCAATGGCACAAGGTGGGGAACAGGGAAAACAGGCAATGATGGATGTTGCAATTGCCCTTTCAGGGGTTGAAGATGATGTCCAAAGAAATGCCCTTGGGACACAATTTTTTGGAACACTTTGGGAAGAACAAGGGAAAAAGATCACTGAAACCATCATGGGGGCAAGTGATAAAACAGGGAATCTTGCAGAAAATCAAAGAATGTTGAATGAAGACATTGCAAAATTGGATTCATCCCCACAACAACAATTGAATCAGGCATTGCAAACATTATGGGATACCTTGACACCTTTATTGACCAAAGTTTCAGAGTTTGTCACCAAGATTGCAGAATGGGTTCAACAAAATCCTGAAATCACTGCAGGAATCATTGCATTTGTTTCAGTTCTTGGAATCCTGATTGGGGTGTTCTTGGTTTTGACCCCAATCATTGTGACATTGACAGGACTTGCAGGGGCATTGGGTGTGACTGTTGGTGCAATTGCATCACCAATCTTGATTGTCATTGCCATCATAGGGGCATTAATCGCAATAGGTGTTTTACTTTGGAAAAATTGGGACACCATCATTGCATGGGCAAAAAAACTTGGAAAATCCGTTTCAGAATCCTTTCAAGATATGGTTGCAAGTGCAAAAAAATGGATGGGCAATTTGTTGGATGATGTGAAAAGAATTTGGGGAAATGTGATGGACTTTTTTGAAGGCATTGACCTAAAAAAGACAGGAAAAGATATTATTCAAGGTTTGATTGATGGAATTGGTTCAATGGCAAGAAAAGTGAGTGATAAGGCAAAGGAAATTGCCAATGGAATTGGTGACAAAATTAAAAGCATCTTGAAACTTGGTTCCCCTTCAAAAGTCATGATCAATATGGGGAAAGACACAGGTGAGGGACTTGCAATTGGTTTGTTCAACAGTATAGGAAAAGTTTCAGATATGTCATCAAGATTGGCAGGAACTATGGTTAAAACAGTAGGTGCAACAAAAGATGCAATGGCACAAGCATTCACACAAGATGATGTTGCATTGACTAATTATTTTGAAGCAATCAGGGAGGATGGGGATTGGTTGAATGATTGGTTGACTCATATGCCAAAACAATTGTCTGATGTTGCAAGGCAAATGGGAAAAATCATTTCTCCAAACCTAGAGGGAAAAAATCTTGATGCAGTAGCAGAATCCACAAAACTTGCAAAATACATGACAGTGAATCTTAATTCACCAAAGGCATTGGATGTTCGACAAGCAAGTATAGAGTTCAAGAAAACACTAAATAAAATGTCATTGATGTGGTGAAAACATGTTAAAAATAGAATCAATAACCATGACAGATGCAAAAGATAACACATATTTGATCAAGAAAAATCAAGTTGAATCATTTCCCTTGATTGGTGGGGAATCTGCAAACATGATTGTGACTGAATCATGGAATCAACATGGAAACACACCAAACATTGCATTGATGGATGCCTATGAAGGGGAATTGATCTTTATTATCAGAACATCCACATTAATTCCTGAACAAATAGCAGAAGAAAGAAGAAAGATCACCAACATCTGCAATCCTTTGAATGGAACAATAAAAATGACAGTGGCATTGAATGATGGTTCTGTATATCACAGGGACATCACATTGACATCTGCACCTGCATTTCCAACAGGACTTGAAAACAGAAATAAAGAATGGCAAAAGGTTCAATTGTTATATACTGCAAACAATCCTTTTTGGTATTCAGAATCAGAAATCCTTGAAACTTTCCAAGGGGTTGAACCATTGTTTCAACTGCCTTTCACAATGTCACCAACAACCCCTGTCATCTTTGGAAATGTGATTCCATCCAATCTTGCAACAAATGAGGGACAGGTGGATGCACCAATTGTGATTCAGATCAAAGGGGCATGTGTGAATCCAAGGATTGAAAATGAAACAACAGGTGAATTTATTCAATTTAAAGATTTGACAATGATTTCAACAGATATCCTTGTGATTGACACAACATTTGGACAGAAAAAAGTTGAATTGAATGGTGTAAATGTATTCAATAAATTGGATTTTGCATCAACATTTTTCAATTTGCAAATTGGAGAAAATGCCATTGATTTCAGTGATGAAACAAGTTCGACTGAAACAACAATTCAATTTATATATAGAAATCTTTATATCACTTTATAAGGTGGTGAAAATATGCCAATAAATTCATATTTTTATGATTCAGTGGCAGGTGATAGATCATACAGTGCAGTGGATTTTTCAAATGCATTTGATATTGGATTTGAAACAGGATGTTTGATTAGGGAAACAGTAGGTGGAACATTTGGATTTGATATTGGTGGAACCAATTACACAACCATCTATGAAGGAAAAGCGATCATTGAAGGACATTTCATTGAAGTGACAGGAACAGAAACCTTGACAGTTCCTGCAGGAGATTATTCAGGGCAAGTTGTGATTCAATTGGATGTTGATGGTGAAAGAACTGCAAAATTAGTTGTGAAAACCGATAGAACACCTATTCAAAGCACATCTTTTTATGAACTAGCAATTTGGGATGTGACAGTGGTGAGTGGTGTGATCACAGGTGTCACAGATAAAAGATATCAAGGTGGTGCAGTTCCCAACAATCACAATCACAAAATTTCAGAAATAACAGGATTGCAAACACAAATTGACAAAAGTTTAATATGGGAAACAGACCCGAATGGGGTGAAATGCACAATGGGGAAATATGCAGGGACAGGAAAACCAATTGTTCTTTTTTTAACATCTGCACAACCATCTGCAGTTTCATCTGAACATAGAGTTTGGATTCAAATTGATAATTTCTAGGTGGTGTATAAATGGGAAAAGGTGTTTTATATAAATCTAATGCATCCACATGGTCAAAATCCCAATCAAAAAAATTCACTGCATCTGCCATTTCTAATGGAAAAGTCAGACATGCAAATGCATCAACATGGTTTGATAATTATCCAATGGAAGAAATATTCACACAAACCTTTGGTGTGAGTTGGACACAGGCATATAATGGTTCAGGTGTAAAATTGGACAGTGCAACTTGGGGTGATCATCCGAGATGTGGGGATTCAGTGAATTTTCAAGGTTTATTTGGATTTGATAATGATGCAATGAGAACCTTTGTTGCATCAGGTGTGATTCAATCAATCAAGTTCACTTGTATGTTTGATGACCCATCCCATGCAGGAACACCTGTTGTGAGTTTTGCCCCACATGTTTATACATCCAAACCAACATCATACAATGGGAATAATGCCAATAAAAATTATGCAACATCAAGCACTTTCAACCAAACAGGTGCCGATTATACAAGACAGATCACATTGCCTATTGGGGCATGGTTGAATGGTTCATTTGGTGGCGTTTTGGTCTATGCAGGGGCAACTGCAGGAAATTCCACACGTTTTGCAGGGAAAACAACATCACACAGTTTGAATGGATACAATTCAGTGATTGAAATTAGTGTCTTGAAATAGGTGAAAACAATTGGATAAATTGACAATAAATATATTCACAAATGAATTGATTTGGATGGGACAAATAGACAATGTGAAATCTTTGGTTCATAGATCATCATGGCATGAAATCCCCAACAGTGAATTGACCATTTCAAAACATGCCCAAGGGGTTGCAGAACTGCAGATTGGAAGGATTCTTGTTGTGAACAACCAAAGGGACAAAGCATTGATCATTGAGGATTTGAATGCATCCCTTGATGATGAATATATCAATTTCAACTGCATTTCTTTGAAAGGTATGTTGAATTATAGAATTTGCCATCCAACAGATTCAAACAGTGGCAACCCTTGGGTTCAACAAAGGCAATCAAAAGTCATGCATTGGATTGTTTATGATAATTTGATCAAACAAACAAGAGATAATGACAGGAAATTTTGGAACAATGACACAAGAACAAAAAACATGTTGCAGGTTGCAGACATTCAACCATTTGGTGAAACAATTGATTTCACAGTGAATTGGAACACAGGATTGATGGGGGATGCAGTGACAACTGTTGCAAAGATGTATGGAATCACAACCACAACAGTTCCCCTTGGTTGGAATATTTACATCACAGAAAACTATGATGCATTTGAAATGAATGTTTGGTATGGAACACACAAACATGTGAATCAAACAATTTTGCCCCCTGTCGTGTTCAGTGAAGAATTTGGGAACATTAAAAATGCAACATATGAATATTCAATCAAGGATTGGAGAAATGTTGCATATATGATTTGGAAAGACACTGCAGATACTGAAAAAGAAACACCTGTTGGGAATATTTCAAAAGGGGCAACTGTTTCATTCAACAGAAAAGAAATGATCATCAGTTCATCCAAAGATGTATCAGGGCAGGTTGTAGCAGAAGGAAATGGAGAACTAAACAAAAGACCCCATGTTGAAAGTTTCACTGCAGAGATCATCAACACAGGCACCACAATGTCAACATTCAAAGAGGATTGGGATATTGGTGATATTGTCACAGTTCAATCAAAAGAAGTATTGAAAGATAAACTGATTTCAATTGATACACAGATCACTGAAATTGAGGAAACATATGATTCAGGAGAATACACGATCAATGCAACCTTTGGTGAAAGTAAATTGACATTAGTTCAATTAATAAAACAATCTATTGATCAAAGATAAGGGTGTGGAATTTTATGTGGAATACAGAAATAATGTCATCAATCACATTGGGTGCAACCGCAACAGTTCCAATCATTGTTGCATTGACACAAATTGTGAAGGTTGGGGGTTGGGTGAATCCCAAGTTCATGCCCTTTGTTTCAATCGTTTTTGGTATCTTGATTTCATTCCTATTTGCACATGATTCAAGGGATTTCAGTGGAAATATACTTGCCGGAATTTTGTTTGGATTGGCAGGATCAGGACTTTATTCAGGATTAAAAGCAAGTACACAAGCATTCCAAGTTGAACAAAATAGAAATAATAGAAGACCATAAAAGATCAATGGAAAGGGTTGATAAAATGGTTTTAATTTATATAGATGCAGGGCATGGGGGCAAAGATGGTGGGGCATCATCAAATGGAATCAAAGAAAAAGATATTGTCTTGACGATCTGCAAAAAAATCCAAACAAAATTGGATGATTTTGTTGGTGTAACTGTTGCAATGTCAAGGGAAACTGATGTATTTCTTACACTTGATCAAAGAACACAAAAGGCAAACAATATGGATGCAGATTGTCTTTTGTCAGTTCATTGCAATAGTGCAACAAGCACAAGTGCAAAAGGTTTTGAATCCTATAGACATCCGACTGCAGGAGATTCAACAATTGCATTTCAAAATGTTCTGCATCAAGAAATCATCAAGGCAATAGATGGAAATATTCAAGATAGGGGAAAAAAATCTGCAAATTATCACATGTTAAGAGACAGTAAAATGAAAGCGATCTTGACAGAAAATCTTTTTGTTTCAAACATTTCAGATGCCAATCTTTTGAAAAATGATTCATTTTTGGACAAACTTGCACAAGGGCATGTGAATGGATTAGAAAAGTTTCTTGGTTTGAAAAGAATTGAGAAACCCCCACAACAAAATGATGGTAAGTTGTGGAAAGTTCAGGTTGGTGCCTATGAAGATAAGCAAAATGCAGAAGAGGTTGCAAAAGATTTGACCAAACTTGGATATAGACCATTCATAAAATTTGAATAGATGCAAATGATATAAATAGTTGGTATAGAGTTGTTGTTTCCATGATGATCACCCTCCAAAAAGAAAACCATCCAAAAAGGATGGTTTTTTATTTTATTCAAGATTTCTTGGGACATCTTTTTTATGTCCATTTTTAACCTCATCAAATGCATTGTTCAATTCAGGTGGTTGATACTCTTTATATATGGAACCATTAATGGCATCCAATATTTGTTGAATTGCATGATCAAAATACATCTTTTTCAGTGGTTCATATTCAGGTTTTATTTCAAATGAAAGATTGCCCCCAAATTCAATGACAATGGTTTTGCAGACATCCACAGATGGAAGACCCTGCACACGAATCCAAGATTCAATTTGATCTATTGTCATTTTACTTTTGGCAATATTATCAACTTGAAATTGTCCATCTTTATATAAAACAACAGGTTTTGGAACAAATACCTGTTCAAAGAAATTCATTTTCACTATTAATGTTTCAAGTAATAAGATCACAACCACAATGACACCAATCACCATTGCCCCTGTCAAAATCCTATAGGGTTTTGTTATTAATGCCCCTAAAGTGCTAGACAAAACAAAAATGAAAAGTATATTGGGAATTGTTAAAGTGTTTATACTTTTTTTCCCTATCATTTTTATTGCAAAAATCCCAAGTAATAAAATAATGACAACACAAATGATTTGGGCAATTTGATCAGTGAATGAATGCCCTTGCCAATCTTTCATATATCCTTGCCAAATTTCATTCCACAATTTGATCATCCCTTCAATGAATTATTTGGCATCAATAAAAAATGCCGATCAGGTGAACCTTATTTATTACAAGGTGAACACCTTTTAATGGGGCAAAAAATCCGAACCAAGAACATGTTCTTGATGCCCTTGCAAATTTTGTGATTTCTCGACCAATTGAACTGTTGAATGCACCTAAAAAAAAATCCTAGTACCATACCAAACTGAAATGGCTACGATTTCAGGCAGAACAATTTTTTTCCATTGGCTGGAAAATAAAACCTATTTAGTGAAACAAGGAAAAAGGGAATCCACATGTGGGTTCCTTTTTTATTTTGGGCAATATTAATCAAGAACAACCAAAAAGGAGATGAA